CACCCCCGTAAGGGGATGCGCACAGCGCAGTGCGACACCCGTAACGTCGTGAGACGTAACGTATTCCAAAGGAGCTATCCTAATGGCGGTCAATCGTCTTAAGGAGAATCAAAGGAACCTTGATGAGGTTAATAGCCAAATCAAGGATCCCAAGATTTTCGATAACCTTCCGAAGACTCGTAAGAGAACCTTCGGCACACAATCCTTCCGCGGTAAGCGGGAGACTTATGTGACAGGCTTTAGTTTCGATCCTCATTATGTTTATGAGGACGTCACTTTAGAGACTAAAATGACCGGGACGCAGGTTACTACGTCCGAGGGCCACCCTTTCTTCTCTTCGAAGAATAAGGGGCGGACTGATATTGGGGGTGATTTTTTCACCCAGAAGAAGTTCTATTACAAGATTGCTAACCAAAAGGTAGCTCTCAAGTATGATGACAACTTCGATCCAGCATGGACCTATAGCAATTATAGGGGACCCGTGCTGCCTCTCAATCCAGTCGGGCTTGCGTTTCCCAGTGCCTCTGCATCGAGCAATAGTACACTCGATGCATATGGAGCCACTGCAATAGCGCGAGTCAAGCCCGCTAGCCCTGTAGCTAACCTCTCTCAGGCCCTAATTGAACTCTTTCACGACGGCCTTCCCCATCTGATGGGGTCGACTCTCTGGAAAGATAAGACCTCTGCTGCCCGCAATGCGGGCGACGAGTATCTGAATGTTCAATTTGGCTGGTTGCCCCTCCTTAGTGATATCCGTTCGCTTGCGAACGGTGTCACCCAATCGAATGCCGTGATATCACGGTATTTGAACGGTGTGGGGGAGCTGACCAAGAGGCGCTACAATTTCCCATTAGATGAGACGTTTTCCACATCTGTCATTAACACAGATATCGCGCCGTGGCCGTTAAATGCCACGCCGTGGTTCTGTGATCCTTTCAGATCTGGACTCGCCTCCCGCGGCACCCTCGTCAAAGAAACTCGCGTTTCTCGTGAACGATGGTTCTCCGGCGCCTTTACCTATTTTGTGCCTGAAACTGTACTAGATCAGGCTATAAGTAAATTGGGCATCCTAGCACAACAGCTAGGTGGAGAAGTCACTCCAGAAGTCCTCTGGAATGTCGCGCCGTGGAGCTGGGCTGCTGATTGGTTTGCGAATACTGGAGATATTATCTCCAATTATACCGCATTCCATAACGACGGCCTGTTGATGCCGTATGGGTACATAATGGAGCATACTATTGCTACAGATACCTATACGCTTGATGGGATCCGCCTTAACGACGGTTCTCCCCTTCAAGTCCAACCTCTAACTCTAGTCACTGAGACTAAGGTGAGAAGAGGAGCAACACCCTATGGTTTTGGACTGAACGTAGGAAGCCTTAGTGGCTTCCAAAAGTCCATTATGGTCGCTCTTGGTTTAACCAAGGGCTTCCGGTAGTTGTACTACCGCCCAAATCACCAATTAAGGAGTATGCCTTATGTCGTTTGCCGACCCGCAGAGTGTCACATTCCCGGCCCCGTTGGCTGGGACGATTTCCCTCCCCCGAGTTTCGGTGGGGGTGAACGCGTCTCAGTATACCAGCGGTGACGGACTTGTGTCGCTGAGTGCGTCTTCCCAGATTGGGAAGCGTACCCGACGAGTCCTGCGGCTCGACCACAACAAGATCAGCGCGGATGTCTTCCTTCCGGCAACGAACGTCAAGCAGAGCATGTCTGTCTACTTGGTGTTCGACCTGCCGACTGTCGGATATTCCGTCGCTGAGGAGTCTGCCGTCTATCAGGGCCTTAAGGGCGCGATGACGGCCTCCACCGACTTGCTCATCACCAAGCTTCTTGGCGGTGAGTCCTAGTCGATTGTTGTGTTGGTCCCCACGTGGTTGTTATTCACGTGCCACGCGTATTTGGCGTGATGGTTAGGGGATCAGCAGAACGTACGTAAGGCTTAGGACAAGTATTCCCACCTAATTAAGGAGGGGCTTGTGAAAAGCCTAATTGTACTCTGGAACACGTTGGCCGATGATCTGGCCGACGGATGCTGCACTAGCACCATCCGCGACTGTAAAACAGTCGCGGAACGTTGCGAACATGAGGGGTTGTCGTTTCTCACGATAACCCTTCCTCAGTTCGGCAAAGGGTTCGAAAGAGCCCTCGACCGAGGCTGTTTAACTCAACAGGATCTTCCAGGCTTTGCCTGGAGATCTGGTCTCCCTGTATTTCTACAGGGTTTCCTTGAGCTTGTGTTCGCTCGCAAAGACGGTCGATTGCTCGATAATCCGTCTGTACCAGCAATTCATGCTGTTCGACAGCTAACGCTGTTGTGCAGTAAGTTGTTCATGCTTACTAACACTAAGCGTGAGCGTGCTGCTATGGCCTCCTTTATTGAGTGTGAGAATGAAGTCAGGGATTTCTCCCAACACATTACTGGTGATCAACATCGCCAGTTTGTACGTGTTGCGAATATCCTGTTCGGAAGAATGTTCTACGATCTCGACCGAAAGGTCGTGAACGTTGATTATCTTCTCCCGAATCACGGACCAGGTGCAACAGCTGATGGCCTAAAAGGCAACCAGAAGTTTTTGCAAAAGTCCTGGCCTGTGCGTCTGGATAAAGTCTTCAGTTCTGTAGACTTTCTCCTTCCCAGTGCCTCGTATTACGAGGAACTGGTAGACGTTGACTTCATCGAACCTGGTGCTGAGATGCCCGTTAAGGTCATCTCGGTGCCTAAAACGCAGAAGAC